AAAACGACCGTCATCCAGTTTCTTAAATGGCATGTCGATCTTCTCAGGCCAATTAGAATCCTTGCCTTCATCCCAAGCAGTAACCATGTTTTTATACAGGTCTGCCGCTTGTTCCTTTGTCATGTTGAACGACATTGAGTATGCCGCGCCATCATCAAATGCGTCACACGGCATAGATTTTTGTTTAGTGCTATCGAAGTGATAGGGTTTATCCATGCGTGGGTACATAGCCTCCACATTGTTAATATTAAAACGTGTGTAAGTCTTCTTAGCCATAGTCATTCCTTTATTGGTTTAAATGGATTGTATTCTTCTACAGTAAACTTAGTTTTTACTGCAGATATTGCATCTACACTATTAGTTAAATCTTCTACCAATAATGTAAAAGTCTCTGGTACAAAGCCAACCGCTTCAAACAGTAGCTTTTTGTACGACACATTCTCGTCTTGAGATATGCGTGTAATCATCTGTTCTGGTCTATAACCATGAACATCTAAAGATTTTTTGTACGCTGTGTACGGCAATCTTTTTGCATTTTTCTTATCTGGGGCAGTTCCAAACAACGACGACGAAGGCAACTGCAACTGAAACACACCCTGCGCTGTTTCTTTATCAGTAATAAACCCCACAGCGATGCGTGTAAATACCCTACATGCCTTAGTGTTGTAGCTTGCAGAACCACGTATGTTTTGCTTACAGAGAACACAACTTGTGTGTTGTTTCTTATTTGCTGTTATATCCGGCCCCCGGTTGTCGTCACCAGTCCAACACGTAGGTAATCGGCTCGCGCCCTGCTCATAGTCCCCTTCGTAGTAGTGTCGGGATGTTGTTCGTGCTTCGTTGACAATAACAAGGTCAATATAATCTCTTTCGCAAGATGCAAGCACTCCTTGCTCGTTAACTAATTCCCAAGCACTATCGTCGTATTGCACTTTACGGCTATACGCGGCCTCCATTATCTTTTTACCCTACGTACTACTATTTTGTAGCTAGAATCGTTTTTGATACCATAAGGTAAAGGTATTGAGCCTTCTGCATCTGAAGGATTTTCTTCTATAAACTGTCGCATACCTGACTGTTTAATACGCTTCTCAAGGCAATCAAACGCATTGTTTTCTACAATCCATTCGTAAAATGCGTTCCAATCAGACGTCCACCACTTATCTCTGGTCTGTAACATTGTCGTGGTGTTTCCCAAACTAACTGACATAGACTTGCCTTTGCCAACTTTAAGACAGTGCGCGTGTAGGTGCGCTTCTATCTTTTCTCTGTCTTGTTTTAGTTTGTTTATTTTCTTGTCAGCTTCTTTCTGTACCTTAGCTATTTCTTCGCGTATCTTAATAACAGTTTCAGCAAGTAATTCTAAATCTAAATCAGTTTCTTCAGTCATTTCATACTCCGCTTGTAAGAGTCAAATTGTGGATATAAATTAAATCACATATATGTACACATTGCAAACATATATTACTTAATTACTTCGTTATACAAATCAAGTAGTTGGGTATGAGTTGCAAGTTTTCCAGATAATAATTTATATAATCTTCTTTCAACTGGGCTACCTTGTATGTGTACCACAGTCATCTTATTAGTCTGTCCTTTACGATTAATCCTAGCGTTTGCTTGTAGGTATGTTTCGGTACTTGTTACGGGCGCGTACCATATCACCGTACTCGCCGCAGTAAGTGTGACACCGTGAGCCGCCGCTTGAGGTTGTATAATAAGAACCTTAGTATCTTCGTTAGTTTGAAATCGTTTAAATATATCTGTTCGCTTGGGTAAGTTAACGTCCCCCGTAATGCACTCTGCTGTAATGCCTTGATTACTTAAATAGTCATCTAACAAATCTATCGTATGTCTGAACGGTACAAATATAAGAACTTTAGCTATCGACTCATCTACAACTTCTTTTACTGCATTTAGTCTGTTCGACACATCAAACTCTACCGTAGCACCAGAATTTGCGTAAACCGCCCCGCAAGATATCTGCAGTAATTTGTTTATATTAACCGCCGCGTTAGCGCTTGTTACTATCTCGTCTTCTGCCAACATCAGGAACTCAGTACGCACTTCTTTGTAGTAGTGCTCTTGTTGCTTGGTTAATGGTGCTTCTCTTTCGGTATAGACTATATCAGGCAGGTCTAAACATTCTTCTTTAGTAAACCGTATGGCAGGCTGTAATGTCTTAAATACAATATCTAATGCGTTTGGCTTAGGTATCCATTTAAACCGACTGACTTGATACATCACTAAATCACGGTATGTTGTCTTAGAGCGAGCTACATTGTGTGGTACGCATAGTTTAGCCAACCCATGTGCATCAACTGGAGATTGTGCCGCCGGAGTACCAGTCAACATCCACATCCAAGTATTAGCGTTGATAAGTTTAGCCATTGTCTTCCACCGTTTTGTAGTGGCTGTCTTGTATGCGTTAGCTTCGTCAATAATAACTAAGTCAAACCCACCCGCCTTTATTTCATCTTGCACGACGTTTACTCCGTCGTAGTTAATAATGACGTACTCATAGTCCTCTTTTATGATATCTATGCGTTTTTCTCTTGACCCATAGGCTATCCCGACACTTCTATGTACAGCAAATTGAAACAGGTCTGTCTGCCATGCACTCTGCATAATCGACAACGGGCAAACAATAAGAACTCTGTTTATGTATCCCTGACTCATTAGATAATCAGAAGCCCAAACACAAGCCGCAGTCTTACCTGTGCCTTGTTCATTGAAGCAAAATGACCGTGGGTTTAGTGTTAAGAACTCAGCAGTAGTTTTCTGATGTTCCATTGGTGGAAACACCCCACCCCAATCATAATCACGAGTAATCGGGCTAGGTATGTTTTTCATACGCAACGCCGCTAATCTTTGTGCGGTAGCTAAATCCCAGTTGACTGACATGGTGTGCACGTCTTCAGTAATATCTAAAGTTTTGCTTTTAGGTATTCTTTGTTTTATTTTGTCTGGGTTTCTGGTTCTTAGTACGAGAGTCTTGTCCTCTACTACTTGCATATCACTTCTTCTTTTTTGTTGTTCTCTTTTTAGTCACCCGCTTTTTCTTGGGTGTGTTTTTCTTTACAGTATGATCAGAGTTTCTGCTAAAACTTCTGTTCTTACTTGGTTTAACTAACCTTAAATTACTTTTCTTATTAGACCCGCCTTTAGACAATGGTTTCTTATGGTCAATATCCTTGCCCTTACGATCAACCCCTTCTTTGTCCATAGCATAACGAGCACGCTCCCTAGCGTTTCTTCTTTTTTGCTCTTTTCTTGCTTTTTGTTGTTGATACTCTTTTTTGTACGGTCTTTTTTTGTTTACGTATGGCATTTTTATCTTTCCTTGCGGCCTCTAATGCAATGGCTATCGCTTGGTTCTTTGGCTTACCTTCTCTAGTTAACTTACTAATGTTCTTCGTAATGGTAGCTTGGGTACTTCCTCTATGTATTGGCATAGTTACCTCAATAATTTCCGTTATACTCGCAGTCTGTCACAGGACACCAATTACGACAAGTAAAATTCTCTTGTGGATTCCATGTATCTGACTCCGTACAAAGAGCTAGTCTATCAACATCTTTGTTCCAGTAAGTCCATCCAGATTCAATAACGTCCCGCTTAAACGTAGCAGGCACAAATTCCTTAGAAACTAAAAATAATAATCCACACCGAATTCTTTTTACTTCTTTAAAATGAGCGAACAAAGCAAGGCTAAGTAGCTGAAGTTGGTGTGTGTCGGCGTACTGAGCAGACTTGCCTGTTTTATAATCTACAAGCAAAGCGACTTCTCCATCTACTGCTACAAAATCAGCAATGCCACGCCACCATACATCTTTATCAAAAAACTTACAGGGTTCTAAATCTTTTGTAAGCCCCATTCTGTATTCAAAGAAATGTTCTCCCTTCGTTCGTAACAGTATATCTACGTGTCTCTTTATAAATTCATACTCTTTTGGTATCCGGGAACCCTGTTTACCATAGTTTTCACAAGCCTTGTGTACTGCATTACCGTATGTAAGGTGTTTGGCTGGCGGTTCTTTAATGTCTTTGAGTACACGCAACCTATAATATTTTCTAGGGCATTGCTTAAACAGCGATATGCTAGAGTACGACCACGACAAGCTCATCCACATTCTCCATAAGATTTACCAATACCGCTTTCGCAATCTAACGGCAGTCCTTCTGCCCAATCAGGTGCTTCTCGCATACACTCCTCAATAAACCGCCTTGCTTCTCCCACTTCTTCATTCTTTATCACACATACCAAACTGTCGTGTACAGTCAAAGCAACTTTGTAGTACTTGCTTATGTCCATCATCTGATACGCAATAATACATCTGGCTACTGCTTGGCATATATTCTCTACTACTTTACCGCCGTATATCCTTACGTCCGTCCTACGTGCGCGATAAGTAAACTCATCATCTTCTTTTTTTAATTTAGGATACTCTAGCAATACATTATTTGGTAAAACAAATGCGTTATCTCCTAAAAACACCGCGTCTGGTTGCACGCCAAATTTATTAGTCATAGGCGGATCTGCTATCATAGCCTCTAAACACTTTTGCCCGTCTTTCCACAACTGTTTTATCTTGTTGTACTTAGATCGGTACGTATCTATAATCCTTTGCGCTTCGTCTAGTTCAATATCTGTGCCAAAATTTCTTAATTGATTGCTAAACCTAACAGCCCCCATACCATACCCACAACCTAATATCGTTGTCTTGCCTACAAACCGTTCCTCTTTTGTTATGTCGTCTACATCCTTACCATAAATACTACTCGCCATAATCTTATAGACATCTTCTTTATTAGCAAATGCTTGCACTAAATCGTCCTGTCCCGATAACCACGCTAAGACCCTAGCCTCAATCTGTGATGAATCGGCATCAATTAGCGTATACCCCTCTGGTGCAATGATTGCTCTTTTTATAGCGTTGTTTCCTCGGCTTGGTAGGTTCTGTAAGTTTACCTTGTCCGACCCACCCCATCTGCCTGTGTGTGCCGCATGGTATCTAAGTGGTACAGGCAATACACCGATTCGCTCGGCAATGTCAATTAGTCTCTGAGTTCTGGTTTCTTCTAACGTAGACTTTACTCCCAGTCTAGCAGACACAAGTGCTTGGACTTTAGGGTTCTCGTGCTCCATTAAATCATTTAGACCCTCATCACTTTTAGCAAATGCAAAGGTTTCTTTACCTGTGCGTGGCGATGTTTTCTTTGGAGGTTTGACACCTAACGCTTCTAATGCTTCTGCAAACTTAGGATTGCTTTGCAGTATCTCGGCATCAGACTTAGCCTTTTCCATCAGTTCTTCTTTTGTCTTAACAACTTCATCTAAATGATTCTTCAGTAAATCTATATCTATCTCTAACATAGGTTCTGAAAACATTTTAATAGTAGTGCTAATCGCTTCGTATTCTTCCTCAGCAATTTCCTCACGGTACAACTCGGCAAACAAATGTATTGTAAGTTCGCAGTCGTTCTTGCAATACTCACCGTACTGAGCTAAATCTTCTGGGGTAAAGTCCTCTCGTCTTTTACCTAACGCATCAACAACTTCCGTACCTTTTTTGCCAACTTCCCACCGTTCGCAAGCGGCTTTTAGTGAGTTACTGACGTGTATTCCGTCAACTGCCCTTGCTAAAGAAAGCGTATCCACCCACCTAGAAGGACGTATTTCAAAGTGCCAATTCAATATCGCGGCATCAAACATAGCGTTATGCGCTACGGCACAACTATGCTCCCAGTCAAATTGGTGTAACCACTCACGTATTTCGTCATGAGTTCCGCTAAACCATTGGCACTCGTTGTTATTCATCTTAACGCCCACCCCAATGACTTGAAATTGCGGATCGTTGATGTACTCTTCTGTGGTAAGTTTAGAAAGCGAATACTTTTTATCGTAGTATGTTTCAAAGTCTATGGTAATAATTTGCACTAAGCCTTCTTCCTCAATCATAATTTAACATTCCCATCTATTTGGGTTCGTTGCCATCTTTAGCACTTCTCTTTTTGTATTTTTTAATTTAATCTTTGTTCTGTAGTGTTTTACTACTAGTCTATCAATAAACGAAAACACTCCAGAGTCCATCAGGTACGCCCAATGACACCACCCATCTGTCTTGTTGTCTTGCACACAAGCCTCATAAGTTTCTTTGTGTTGTACTACTTCGACTAACATTATTCTTGTTGTTTTACTGCATAGCCCAATAAGTACACAATCAAATAACTTCATGCGTTGTCCGCCCACAGACTTCTTACCAGTTCCCACCCCTGCAAATCTAATGTTTGGTAAGGTCTGAATACATGCTACCGTCAACAAATACAGGGGTTCTTTCGCCCATACCTGCACCAATAACATTGTATTCAAAAAACTCTAAGGCTTCTTCTGGTGACATGCCATCACGGTCTACTAATATGTTAAGCACCTTTAAGAAATCATATGCGACTACATCTGGCTGTCCGTACCGCATACATACACCAATGATTGCTTCGTCTAAGCCATCGGCAGTAAGTAGTTCTTCGTATCCTTCATAGTCTTCTAAACTCATGATATATGCTCCAATGCCCATCGTGTTGACTCATCACTACTGGCTTTATGATAGTTTCCATCAGATAAAATTATCTTCATTAGTTCGTGGTCTGTGATTGTTTCGTTGTCAAATACGATTGTTATGCCACCCACATGTTTAATCTTAGCAAGTTCTAACTGTTGAAGTTTTGTGGTTTTGTTTTTACCCGCTTTACATTCGATTGCGACGAATCGACCTTTGTAGCAAGCAACAATATCGGGTATGCCTTTACGCCCATACCCTCCCGTTGCGGGAAAGAAATAATATGCGCCAAGCCTCTTTAATACTTTCTCGGCAACTGCCTTAACTTTACCTTCTGGTGTCACTTCATCAACTCCTAAAACTATCTGGGATTAGTCAGTATAACTACTAGTGTTCACAAAGTAAACAATTATTATAGAGCATAGATACTTGGATAGTTTTTACTAAGCTGACCCTTTGTGTAAAACTATCTGGAAAGTATCAAAGTTCGGCTATCTTATTGAAATGAATATAGATATCCAGATAGTTTTAGTACAGGTACGTCTTGGAACCATTTCGCAGCGAGATTTAAGTACTTAGTGTACAGTTAAGTTTTGTATTTATTATTAAAAAAACCCGTAAAATCGCTGCGCGAAAATTGTTTTTGAATATTTAAGATTTACTACACGCTTGTGTTTTGTACTGTACGTACAATAATGAATAGGCATAAAAAAACCCCAGTTAAGGGGTTTAGTAATAGTTGGCTTTCTAACCTTTCCTCGATCATGTTTAAGCGAGAGAGGTTTACACACTTGTTAAAAGAATAAAAGTTATAGGGCTTTCAACATTAGTGAGGTTAGCGTTTCCGGCACAGCCATGATACCGTTGGAAATGGTAAGTAGTTATCTTACCTACTCGCCCCTAAATAGTTCCTCCTACTTTTAAATATTCGGGGTCTAGCCAAGGGCTGTCTCCCGACCCATAAGTGAACAACACTCTGGTCTTGGTTGTGCGCTTGCCACGCTCCTCATAGATGTGCTCCATTTGGAACGGACAAGTATCTAACCATTTTCTAAAGGCTTCTGGTTCAGTCATGTTACCTCCCTGCCAATAGCTGTGCGTTGTCTGTAGCAAACAATGCTTTTATTTTTTTGTCCTTATCGGACTCTACTTGCTTAGTCTCAAAATAAACATTTTCAGGTTCCCAAACAGTCTGCTCCGCAACAAACTCTTGAGCTTCTTGCATTGTCTCTGCTTCAACAATAATAGGTTCGCTGTATTGAACCACTCTTACTTTCCACTTCATTACACTTCCCCTAATATTAACCAAAATCTGAGCTAAAAATATCTTCTCGAAGTTGCTCGGGTTTATACTCGCCATTAGCCACCAAAACAATCGTATCTAACAGTTCGTCTATGTAGACATCAAGTTTATTATCTATACCCGCAAACACGGCAACTTGTTCTTTTGTTACTTTTTCATCACTCATTTTACTCATTTTCTCTAGCTCCTCCTCCCTTGTATATATATCATCTGTATAGACATCATCCAAATCTGGATTGCTATGTGATAGTTTACTCATCATCATTCTCCCGTCTTTTACTATAATAAAAAGCCACCCGCACACCTTCGATAGTTTCTATGTCTGCGACACTATCAAGACCCACCTTTTCTTGGTCTGTTAGAGTGCTAACAATCACCCAATCAGTATGACCAAATTTGTCATTGCAGATATCATCGATCTGCTCGGTGATATCTCTACTCATGCTTCCCCTCCTCGTAGTTATTTTTTATTCTGACCCAAGCCCTAATAACTCGTTGTGCATGAGCTTGTTCCTGCTCGTAATCGTCATAAAGACTATCAATTACCTCATCGATAACTTGTATATCACTACGCATCATTCTCCCCTTCTTCTATTTCGCTCAACCACTCGTCGAAAGGTTGTCTCACGTATTCAGGCATGTCGTTCATGAGAACAACCAACTTTGGGTTGTCACTCCATTCGACACTTATCTGACTGGACACTATGTATTTCCTCTCATCTTCATCTTCAAAAACGTCACTCATATCACTTCTCCTATTTTTTTACCAATCAATATTAATATCTGAAACACTTTC